ATGCCTCCACAAGGAGCTAGATGGAGTACTATAAAAGACCATTTAGAAGAAGGTAAGTCTCCAGCATGGCAACGCAAAGAAGGCAAGAACCCTGAAGGTGGCTTGAACAAGAAAGGTGTAGCCTCATACAGAGCTGAGAACCCAGGCTCTAAATTAAAAACAGCTGTTACTACTAAGCCTTCTAAACTTAAGAAAGGTTCAAAAGCAGCTAGCCGTAGAAAATCTTTCTGTGCCAGAATGTCAGGAATGAAAAGAAAAAGAACTTCTTCTAAAACCGCAAACGACCCTAATAGCCGTATAAACAAATCTCTACGTAAGTGGAACTGTAACGAAATGGTTGATATTGCACTACAAGAGATGACAGCCGTAGGTTCTTTAGGAGTTAATTTTGCAGGAAAACAATTTGACCCTGAAAAGCCTTATAAAAATAAGAAAAAGAAAAAAGATAAAAAGAAAAAAACTTTAGACAAGTTCATCATGAATGCATTTAAAAAATAATTATGTCCCAACTACTACGCGATACTTACTCATTCGGAGAACTTCAGATTCTTTCCGAGTCTAAATCAAACGGTACTATGGTAGTACGTGGTTTGTTTCAAGAAGCTGAAAAGCAAAATGGAAATAAAAGAGTTTATCCTCAACCATTACTTGAGAGAGAAATTAAAAAATTACAAGTACCTTTAAACGAACGTAGATTAGTTGGTGAGTTAGACCACCCTTCTAATGAAATTGTACACTTAGCAAACGCTTCTCATATTATTACTGGACTTACCATGGAAGGTAATAAAGTTATTGGAGAAGCCGAGATTCTAAACACTCCATCTGGAAAAGTTCTTCAAGAGCTTTTGAAAGCTGGTGTAAAAATTGGAATTTCATCTCGCGCTGTAGGAGGACTTACATATAACTCTGATAAAGATTCTTATGATGTAAATGAAAACCTACGTATGATAACATGGGATATGGTGTCAGAACCATCCTGCCAAGGTGCCTTTCCTGGTCTTCTAGGGGAGAGCCAAACGATTTCAGAAACTACAAAACAAGTATCTGAAGATGTTGACCAACTTCGTTCAGAGAGAATGTATATACATGCTCTGAAAAAAGTTTTGAATAAAAAATAAAAAATTTCTAATCTTTTGCTTAAACAGCAGTAGATACAGAAGATAGGTAAACAACTATGACCAATTTCGATAAAATCGCAAAACTTCTACCTGAAGGTCTTTCCGAGACTGGTATTGAAGAAATTTCATCAATTGTGGAAGAAACCATACAGGAAAGAGTAGACTCTGAAGTTAAGGCTTTAGAAGCTAAAGTTGGTGGTTTCCTTCGCATGAAACTTAATGAGCTAAAGGAACAAGCCGTTAAAGAACTTGAAGAGACAAATGAAACTTTCCGTGCGGTAAAAGTTTATGAGTCTCTAAAGAATGTTATAGCTGAAGATATTTCTACATCAGACGAAGATTCAGTAGCTAATCAATACAAAAAAGAAAATGAAGAGCTACAAGAATCAGTTGAAAGCTTGAATGAAAAAATATCTCAACTTATGACTGAGAATAACACCTTAGAAGAATCAGTAACGAATCTAAATGAAACTGTAGACTCATTATCTGAAACTACTAAGCAACCATTCAAGTCATCAGAACAAGCTCTCGTTATCACTAACGAAAGCGTCAATGAGGCAAAGCAATCCACTCCTGAGGTTGTTAACTCCTTTCTCACAGAAGACGTTGTCCGTCTTTCACAATTTAATAAATAATTACACACTATCATGATTGAATCAAACACTTCTAACGCCCTTTGTGACAAATGGGCTCCAATTCTAGAGGGAATTGAGGATTCGTATACGCGTGAGACTACAGCGGTTCTTCTTGAAAACCAAGCTCGCCATGTTCTTAATGAGCAAGCTAAAAATGGAGTTCTTAATGAAGAAACAGCAGTAGGCGACCTCGGTACATTCCAAAAATTTGCCTTTCCACTCGTACGCCGGGTATTCCCGGAGCTAATCGCTAACAAAGTAATCAGTGTACAGCCTATGCAAGGTCCTGTTTCTCAGGTATTCTACCTAGGATATGACCGTCTTGGTAATGACCCAACCGACGGACTCGCTCGTGGTGCTCAAACTGTATACGGTAAGTATGACCTAACTTATGCTGCTAACGCTATCGGCGAAGCCGGTGGTCAAGGTAACATAGGTGACCTAGATGCTCTTATTCACGCTAAGCCGGAAGGTGTTCAAGCGTCAGGTGTATCTGGTACTATGGACAATGCTACTGTAGGTCAGTCAATCGCAGCTTGGCCAGCTTCTGGTTCTACGTCTCAATTCCACACCTCAGCGGGTGAGGCATTAACAGGCGCAGGTATTCCTGAGATTAACTTCCATATCGAGCAACAAGCAGTTGTCGCCAAAACACGTAAATTCCGTGCTTTGTGGACAATCGAAGCGTCGCAAGATTTGAAAGCTTATCACAACCTAGATTTAGAGCGTGAACTTACTGACCTTTTAGGTAAGGAAGTTGCTCTAGAGATTGACCGTGAGCTTTTAGAAGACCTACGTTCTTTGGCATATGATGCTGACGGAGCTGAGGGTTTATTTGACCGTGCAATGCTAGACCTAGGTAACTCTAACCAATTCCCTTCAGCAGCTGCTGCAGGTGTTAATGGTGATTACCAATATGGCTTCACTGGCGGTACTAACCCAATCGGTACTGATAAAAACGTATTCTTCGTAGATTTCAATACATCTGCTCTTGGCATGGCTCCACGTCACGCTGGCGAAGCATACGCTAACCTAGTTGCAGTAGTCAACATGGCTGCTCAAGACATTTACAAAAGTACTTACCGTGGTGCTGGTAACTTCATCTGCACATCTCCACTAGTCGCTGCTATGATTCAATCATCAGCTAAACTAGAAGGTGGTATGCCAGCTGACGCTGCAGGCTCTATGGGTGCAAACATCCAGTTCAAAGGTAAGTGGATGGGACAGTACGACGTATATGTTGACCCACTTTGGCCAGAGGACGAAATGCTTATCGGCTATAAAGGTCCTAACGCCATGGAAGGTGGACTAGTTTATGCTCCATATATCCCACTACAAATGCTACCAACAGTAGTTGACCCTGACACGTTCCAACCACGTAAAGGTCTTATTACTCGTTACGGCAAAGCTGCGGTATCTCCAGAATCTCGCTTCTATCGCATGATTCGTATCGTAGGCGCTCAGGCTTCTCGTTACTTGTTCCAACCTGGTGCAAGAATCGACAACGGCTTCGGCGAAAGCGCTATCGAGTAGTATTAAATTACTTAAAATACTTTTTTACAAAGAAGGGAGCTTTCGGGCTCTCTTCTTTCGTATATAAGGTGAGGGATTTTATGAAATACATCAATACAAGAAACACACCCTGCATTGTGCGGGTAAACGGTGAAATAAAAGTATTACAGCCAGGAGACGAGGTAATGTCAGAACAATGTTTACTACAGTATGGTCTAGAAGCAATAGTAGTAAAATCCCCTAAAAAATCAACCAAGAAAAAAACAACTAAAAAATAATGCCAATAAACCCTGTAAAACCTGATACAAAATTTGGAAACACAGCTGGTGAATTCCCAGGAAGTGCTGTTCCTTCTGTATTTAATACTAGTTCAACTCAAAGATTTGGTGAGATAGATTATGAAACTCTTAACAGAAGTAGATTCTCTGACGTAGTTGAGTTTAGTAAATTTTATAGTATTATTAAAGATTCAATACTATCTCGTTTAGGAGCTCCTGTAATTAGAGTAGAGCTTACTGACCATCAAATATTAACAGTAATAGATGAAGCTGTATCTAAATTAGATTTTCATTCTCCTAACTGGTGTACTAATTACACCACGTTTAGAACTATAAAAAATAGAAATTTATATGAAATGCCAAGATTTGTAATGAACAACTTACAGTTTGTTGCATATAAAAAATCCCTTTTATCTGTTGCACAGCAAGAGGGAACTCTAGAATTTGATTTTTTCATCAAATACTTTCAAGACAACTTCCTATTCAAAGACTTTCAAATTACAGACTTCTTACTAATGACTATGCACTTAGAACAGCTTCGTAAAATTTTGGGAAGAGAAGGTACGTTTGAAGTAGTTGATAATAAATACATCGCAGTATATCCTGTACCTCAAGAAGTAGAAGAAGTAATAGTTCAGTTTAGAAGTTTAAATAGTGATACTCTACATCCGTTCTATGTGAACTGGTTACAGAAATATGCTACAGCTCATGCTAAAGTAATCCTAGGAGGTATTAGAGGCAAGTATAGTACTTTACCTTCTCCTGGAGGAGGAGCTAGATTAAACGGTGACTCTTTAGTACAGGAAGGTACTAATGAAATGGAAAAACTAGAAGATGTTCTATTCAATGAGATTGAAGAACCACCTGCCTTTACAGCATTCTAATGAATAATATAAATAACAGAGAGAACTTAAGATATAACCCTGCCAAAGAGGTTAAGGTTTCTTTTGCGGATGACCATATGGCTGCTCAGTACAATAGCGAATTGAGTATGTTTGATACGGATAATCCTGATGTTAGATTATTTGATTTAGTAGATGGTGAAATGGTGAGATTAGCAGGCTCAGAACTAATGGTTTTTAGATGGTCAAGAGATGAGAACTATGATGAGCTATATGAAGAGAACTCAGGAAAAGTAATATATCACAACCCTGTAACCCTATTTGGACATTATGACCCACTTCCTGTTGAAGAAGAATTAAATGATTTTGGTATAGAGCTCACTAATGACCAAGTATTTACATTTAATAAAACCACTGCTGAGAAAGCAATTGGTAGACCATTGGTTCCTGGAGATGTTATACGTCCTAGATTCCAAAATTTGTATTTTGAAATTTTTGAAGTACAAGAAGATAGCTTCGAAGCATATGGAGTATATCATTTAGTTTGTGCTGCTAAACTTTTAAGAGACGCAAAAACATTACTGGGAACCCAGTACATACCTGATTCGGATATAGAATAATGAGAGGATACGATTACTTTAGAAAGAAGATACAAGAACTAGAGTTAAAGGCTCCTGCAACGAAAAGCAATTTTTACAGAGAGCATACTGATTTTCTACTGAAGAAAATGAAGACTGTAGAGTTTGTAGATTCTGAAAATAAAGCAGTAAAGCCTACTGTGTTTTTTGCAAACCCGGAAAGAGCTATAGCTAAAATGAAAGAGGATAGAAATTTAACTCTTCCTGTGGTTACTGTAGCGATTGGAGATATAGATGAAGATTTAGATAGAAGAAGGTCTAACTATAATATTGATATAAAGACTGTATGGGACCCTAAGAAAAGGGTAGCTAGACGGATAGTTTCTACTATACCAAAGGCTGTTAATATTACTTTTTCTATTAATGTGTGGGCAAAATATGTCGAAGATGTAAATCAAATAGTAGAAAACATTCTTCTACTGTTCAATCCTTCTATGCATATAACTACTACTCAAAGTAATAACTCCAAAGCTTTCATAGCTCAAGTTACTGATAACTCAGTAATAACTGTTGCCGATAAGACAGATAGAGTATTACGAAAATTAATAGTTGTGTCAGTAGAATCTTATCTTCCTAATGATAACTATTTAGTAACTTCTAATGGAGCTTTAGAACTTCTAGGATTAGATTATGAGTTTATAGGAGACGGTCCATCAAATGTACAAGCTTTACAAGGAGCAGGTATTATAGATGATGGTACAGAACAAGGTATATCCTCATATCGCTCAGAAACCTCCGCTAGCAGTACTTAAACATTTGCTTTTATTTTAGCAAAATCCACGTCTAGCTGCCATAAATAACATAGAGGTAATCTTATGATAACTGTAAAAAATCAAACTCAGCAAGGTCGCGAAGTAATTTTTCGTGACGGCTCGGAATACATTCACTATTGGTTAAATGGAAAAGAATCCGTAACCATGCCAAAACACTTTATCACCGATACTATTAACGAACTAGCTCGTCGCAAAATCGTATCCCTTACTAAAACTAATTAATCATGCCACCAATCTACTCAAGCCCAGGTAATTACGTAGTCGAGAAAGATTTTTCCGAATACGCACCAGCCGTAAATTCATCTATCGCAGGAGTTGTAGGTTTTGCTTCTATGGGTAAACCTAACGTTGCGACTTTAATCACTAGCCCTGCTCAGCTTATCCGAACTTTTGGAACTCAAGAAAGAGTTTCTGGAGGTCAAGCTATTCTAGCAGCGCTTGAAATCCTTTCACGTACTAACTCAATTTACTTTGTAAGAGCCGAGGATTCTTCTACAGCAGCAGACGCATCAGCAGGTGTTTCTTGGGGTGTATGCCCAGCAATAGAAGTATCAGGTATGGGTAGAAGCGCTGACTTAGAGCTTAAAATTACAGCTACTGACTCAGCAGGTAACGACATTACCCCTGGAGGTTCTCCGTACACCTTATCATTTAACACAGGTTCTGAACCTGCCAAAGCAGCGGTAGACGCTCAAGCTGCTGTTCAAACTAATGATTGGCCGTGGATAATAGTATCAGGCTTAGCTGCTGACAATACAGACTTCTCAGGTATTCAAGTTGTAGGAAGCCACCCTGGAAAGACTGCACTTCTAACAGTGTCAGCAACCAGTGGTACCGATGTAGCCTCTACTGGAGGGAAGCAATGGGTTCGAGCTGTTAACGCTGGAACTGGAGCAGCCTCCGGAACCCCTAGTGACGGTGATGGAAGTACTGGTAATTCTTTGACTGCATCAGGTGGTACAGCCGAGAGACAAGACGATGGTGGAGTTTACCTAGTAGAATCTCTATACTCAGGTAGTGGCTATAATGCTTCGGCACAGTCTCTTGCTACTGGAGTTAAAAACCACGGACTTAAAGTTCAAGTCACTCAATACGCAGGTAAAAACTCTCAACTAGACATCATTAAGGATGGAGCTAAGACTGAAGGATTCTCAGTCAGCATGATGAAAAATGGAGCTTCAGCAGGAAACTTCCCAGAAGATGTTATTAATACTGCAGAGGTAGACCTTAAATCTGATTATGTTAAAGCTCAGTTTTTAGCTGAGGTAGGAGCAAGAACAGATAGAGACTGGACTCCTCCTTTATACTTCTCATCTACGTTTGCAGCGGGAACTGCTGATATTGAAACGGGAGACCCTGGAGTTTACACCAATGCAAGTCCAAAATGGATGAAACTTATGACAGGTACTTACGACTTGTCTGGAGGTAAGAATGGTGACGCTCAAGCTGCAGGAACTATCACAGGTACAGTTAAATCTGCACTGATGGGAGTGAAAGCAACCAAGACAGGCATTCACGCTCTAGATGATGATTCTCTTAACATATCAATGGCAGCTGTTCCAGGTATAACTGAACAACAAGTGCAAAACGAGTTGATTACACTAGCTGAAAATTCTCAAAACTTCCTAGCAGTAGTAGCTCCACCTGAAGGATTAACCACTCCTCAAAAAGCTATCAACTGGCATAACGGTCAAGGAGACGGTAGGACTGCATCTATCAACAGCAGTTACGCTGCAATATATTGGCCGTGGTTAAAAGTGTTTGACGTAGCTACTGCAACGGAC